TGCTTATCCGACTATTAACCGTCCTACTGGTGGACAGGTTATTGGGTTATCTACCGCTAAAAAAGGTACCTTATTTGAGGAAATATTTTGGAAGGCGTACAACGGTGAGAATACGTTTACGCCTATATTTATGCCTTGGAGTACCGACCCTAGACGTACCCAGGAGTGGTATGAGCAGGTCAAAAAAGACTTACCTCATAGTTATATGGCAGAGTATCCAGCAACTCCGGAAGAGGCGTTTACTGCCGGTGAAGGGCAGTTCTTTAAAGAGTTTCGTCGTGATGTGCATGTCGTTAAACCTTTTAAGATACCGTCCTGGTGGAAAAGGTTCTGCTCGTTGGACTATGGACTTGATATGTGTTCATGTCACTGGTGGGCAGTATCGCCCGAAGGCATTATGTGCGCTTATCGTGAGTTATATCAACCCAACTTAACCCTTAGTCAAGCGGCGAAAAAGATTATCTCCATGACACCCAAAGACGAGAAAATTAGCTATACGGTTGCTTCTCCTGACTTGTGGAATAGACGACAAGAGACAGGGACAAGCGGTAGGGAGATAATGAATCGTGCTGGACTTAATAATCTGAGAAAAGCAAAGCATGACCGTGTTGCAGGTTGGAGGGCATTAAGGGAATATCTATTGGTTAGAGAGGAAAAGCAGGACGTTATTACTGATGAAGGTATTGATGCGGTTACTGTACTTACTTCTAAACTGAAGATATTTGAGGAATGTAAGAATCTTATACGGTGTTTACCACTACTTGAACATGATAAGAATGACTCCGAGGATGCGGCAGATACTCCACACGAGGTCACACACGCGCCGGAGGCATGTTTGATTGGACAAACAATAATAAATACTCCTAATGGCGACTTTCCTATTAAGGATTTAGTCGGTAAATTAGGTTGTATATATTGTTATGACGAAGAAAACAAGTGCATGTCAGTATCTACTTTTTCTGATGTTAGGTTAACAAGAGAGAATGTGGATGTGTATGAAATAGAACTATGTGACGGAAGAAATATTGTTGCAACTAAAGATCATCCTGTACTTACTAATAGCGGATGGAAATTAGTTGAGCAACTTACTGACAATGATTTTATTATCGACGTATCATTAGAGGTGAATCATGCAAATAGTAACAGAAACAAAAACAATAACAACACAATACATAATCTTTAACGGAGTTAAGTTTTATAAAGACGGTAAAGGTTATTGGTTAGCAACTATAGATAAAAAACCCAAAAGACTGCATGTTTATGTATGGGAATGTAGTAACGGAAAAGTGCCGAAAGGTTATCATGTCCACCATGTCGATTTAGACAAGGATAATAACTATATTGATAATCTGGTTGCGATGAAAAAAGAAGATCATCTAAAACTACATGCACTACTCAGCAATATTGACGGAGAATGTTTGGAAAGGAAAAGGAAGAATTTAGACAAATACAGACACCTTGCTACTGAGTGGCATCATACGGATGAAGCAAGAGAGGTGTCGAGAAAGAATTGGCACAAATCTCTTGGTTTATACATGGACCAGATGATAGTCCTCAAGTGTGACCTATGCTGAAAGCAATATGAGACAAGCATAATGATGAGAGATCATAGTAGGTTTTGCTCTAATAAGTGCAAGTCTGCATACAGGAGAAGTATAGGTGTGGACGATATTGAGAGGGTATGTATTGTTTGCGAAAAAATATTCCCAATAAATAAATATTCTAAAACAAAGACATGCTCAAGGAAGTGTAGTGCAAAATTAATGCTCCTTAAACGAAATGGTATAAGGAGGTTTTAGTTTGTGGTACAGGTTAAATCGGTAAAATATGTTGGTAAGTCAGATGTGTTTAATATGGAAGTTGAAAAACATCATAACTTTAGCGTTAACGGTGGACTTATTGTCCATAATTGTCGCTACGCCGTAATGTCAAGACCTCCCATTTCTAAAGATGATAAGTATTCGTTCCCCGATGATATGTCACTATCTGAGCAGTCAGCAGTTTTAAGCAACATTGCGTTTGAGAAAGAATATGAGAAGTTGCAGGAACATATTGTAGGTTTTTAATAATAACCGAGGACGGTGTTATTATGAAAGAGTATATATGTTTTTATCATCAAGAATTTGTAATGACTTATTGTGTTAAGGTAAAATCGCTAAGTTATGATGAATCTGAAAATAAGTTTAGAGAGTATTTGAAACAAAACGGCATTGCCTATATTAGTGACAGTAATCTTACGATTTTTGAAGTTGGTAATATATGTGAAATATCTTAAGGGTGTGTCTAAATGGACTGGAAAAAACCATTTCGTGCGTTAAAAAAGAAGGTGAAAGAAATAGTAGCACCTGTCATAGAATACGATCAAGAGACTCTTGACCTACTTAAATACTGGCAAGATCAGTTTGAGATTGACCGTTTCGCTAAGAAAAAGTATGACCTTCTCATGGACTCATGGGAAAACATGTATAACGGTAATCGTGAATTTGAGAACGTCAATAATCGGCAAGATAGGGAAGCGAGAACAGTTGTTAACTTCCCTCGCTTAATTATAGAAGCACTTATTGATATGACTATTCCTGACCATGACTTTAAACCTGTTGCCGCTGCCGATGAAGTGCCTGTTAATGCTTTGAAAAGTTACGTCGGTTATGTGCTGAGAAGTTCTTCTCCTTCATTAGAAGAAATGAATATGTCAGACGAGCGCAGAGTTTCAAAGCTGGGTGGTACATTTAAGAAGGTTCACTGGAATAATAATATTAAACGTGCGGGGTATATTGGTGAGATTGAGATTAGTAATCCTCACCCCAAAGATATCATTCCCAATAAATCGTCCATCAACTTCGGTGACGATATGGAACATTATCACCATCCGGTTAACCGTACACAAAAGTATATTCTTCGTAAATGGAAGGATATAACGAAGGATATGCTGGAAGAAAAGGCAATTCTGTATGCCGAGTATGACGAGATATTGGGCGACCAAAGGATAACTACCGTTACCGATACTACCGGAGTTTCTAAGGATACGGGACTTGGTAAATATACAATTATTGAGACTACCTATCGTGACGATGACGGAGATATTTGTAAGTTGTGGTGGTCCGGTGACTTGTTGATTAAGCACCTGCCTAAGTTCTTTTATCGTAGGGACGAGGACGGTAATCCATATAAGACTGAAACTATCGAAGCAGGTACGCAGGTTCGCAAGGGAATTGATGAATACGGCAATATTGCCTACCGTGTTATTGATGCCGAAACAGAGGCAGAGTATTACATACCTACTTGCTGGGATATAGTCTATCAACCCTTTATTATGCGTGATAAGTGTTGTTGGGGTATATCTATTATGGAAGATGTTTGGGACTTGCAGGAGAGTATTAAGAAAGCGGTGCATATGTACGAAGAATCTTTCCTTCGTGGTAGGAAGAAGATTTTAACCGACTCTCTTGAAGTACAAAGGAAACTTATGGACCCAACATCAGAGATAATCCATGTTAACGATCCGAATTCTGTTAAAGAAGTCGATTTAAGTACCAATATTGACGGTATTCAATTGGTTGATAAATTTAAAGAATGGATGCAACTTATTACCGGCGTAACCGATGCCTCACTAGGAGTTCATCAACCTGGGGTAACTTCCGGCGATCAGGCGCAGGCATATATAAGTCAGTCAAGTAATAAATTAGCGATTAAGTCTGCCTATAAGTCAACCTCGTTTAAGACTCTTTACCGCACTATTGCCGAGTTTGCGTTGGCGTTCTGTGACGATGACAGACCTTTCCGCATTACCGGAGAGAAGGGCGAGAATAAATACGGTCAGTTTAACCGCTTATCTATGCTTCGTGACGTTAACGGAGACTTAATTTATCCTGACTTCGATATTGAGATTAGTGCAGAAGTTGGATTTATGAAGAATAAGTCGGAAATGATGAATTCTATTGTGTCTCTTGCAGGGCAGGGACGCTTTGAACCTACTCCTGGCAATATGCTGATACTGAAAATTCTTGACAAAATCGGTGTTCCGCATCTCAAAGAGGTTATTGGTCAGATGGAGCAGGATATACAGCAAGCGCAGGAGGCCCAAGCAAAGCAGGAAGAACAGGCTAAACTTATACAAGAACAACAACTACAGCAGAGTACCGATATGATGCTTGCCAAACAGCAGCATGAAAAAGAACTTGCCGTCATAAAACAGCAGGGAGAATTAAACCGTCAACAGCAATCGCACGACCTTGAAAGTGACAAAGAGGCTATGAGCGGCGATTTACAGCAGGAAGCGGTTATTCAGTTCATGGACAGGTTGAATCAGATTAAAGAACAAGATCCCGATGTGTTTATGCAGATTATGCAGTTGCCAGCAGATCAGCAGGTACAGGCGGCAATGAGCATGGTGGGTTGATAACGGATAACCGGAGGTAAATAATGTTAACTGACAAAGAGAAAAAAGTAATCGACAAGATGAAGTCTACTCCGTGGGGTACAATCGTTATTAAAATGAAGGGCGGTAAACCTGTCATGCTGAGTACGACCGAGGATATTAAACTTGATTAGGAGGCGTTTACTATGGCAGGTTGTAAAGGTAAGGGCAAGGGCATGAAAGGTATGCCTAAGTCAGACAAGAAAGAAATGGGCATGGGCAAGGGTTATGGTAAGAAGATGAAATAATAACTAAATAACCAATCCTTAGTAGGAAAACCACAGGGATAGTGTATGAGACAATGCGACTAAGCACTCTCTCATACACTATCCCTATTTTTATTGCCTAAATCTATGAAAGGAGGTGTTAAACATGGCCAAAAATCTCGACAAAGCTATGCCGTGTAGCGGTACTTTTACCTATGGTAATACTGGTAGTCGGCAGGCAGATGTTACTCGTGTCATTAAGGGTGGCGATCTGCGTTCACGCCCCGGCAAGAACAACGGTGCTGTTAAATAGTTAAGGCAGGGTAAAACCTGCTTTTCCTATTTGCCTACATAACATCGTTCCGCATTAGGGTGGCAGTTGGAAATAGACAACGTACACGCCGGATAGACGGTGAAATATATCGCTGGCGAGCGTAAACGTGGGGTGTAATTATGGAAGATCAAGTATTGGAAACAGGAACAGAGGAAGTCGTTTCACCTCAAACAGATATTGACACTAACGAACAAACCAATACCGGGGACGTAACCGGCACTCAGCAAATGAGTGATGCTGAAGTCGTTGAACAGCAGAAACAGAAGCAGACACAGGAACAAAACAGGGCATTTGCTCAGATGCGTAGGGAGGCACAAGAGGCCAAGCGCAAAGCAGATGAACTTGAACAATGGAAACGTGACTTTGAGCAGAAGAATAACGCACAGCAACAGAGACAGTTGCAGGCAGACATGGATGCTCAGAGGGAAAAACTTGCCGCAGAGTTAGAGGAACAGGGATTTCCTGTTAGTCAGATTAACAAATATCTGAAAATGGACCCTGTTTTTCAGCAGATGCAGGAAGAGTTAAACGCCAATAAGCAGCAGTTAGAGCAAGAAAGACACCTGAGAAATAGGCAGGAGGCAGAACAGCAGTTTGTGAAGGACCATGCCTATTTAAGGAGT